AGAAATGTGGTATAATAAGGACAATGGTAAAACAAAATAAAGATTACGGATACGAGATACAAAAACTGTATCTTGAAATGATGTTGAGTGACGCAGAAACATTTGTGCGTTGTCAGTCCATATTTGATCATACACTATTTGATAGAAAACTTCAAGAAACAGCAGACTTTGTGAACAAGTATGTTGTTCAATATAATTCATTGCCAACATATGACATTGTTAACAAGTCGTGTAATATGGAATTAAAAGCGGCAGACAATTTATCTGAAGAACATTTCAATTGGTTATTAGATGACTTTGAAACATTTGTTAGACACAAAAGTTTAGAAAGAGCAATATTAAAAAGTGCTGATATGTTGGAAAACGGTGAATATGGTCCAGTTGAAGAATTGGTCAAGAAGGCAGTACAAATAGGACTACACAAAGATATAGGAACAGATTATTTTGATGATCCCAAAGCAAGACTAATGGGATTGAAAGATCAAAACGGTCAAGTTAGCACAGGCTGGGCAACACTAGATAAAAAATTGTTTGGTGGATTCAACAAAGGTGAATTGAATATATTTGCTGGTGGATCTGGTGCAGGTAAAAGTTTATTCCTTGCAAACTTAGGTTGTAATTGGGTGCTGAATGGTTTAAATGTTGCATATGTATCATTTGAATTAAGTGAAGCACTAGTAAGTATGAGACTAGATTCTATGCTGACTGATGTGCCTGCTAGAGAAATATTTAAAGATTTAGATGGTGTAGAAATGAAAGTTAAACTGCTTGGCAAAAAAGCAGGTAAGTTTCAAATCAAATACATGGCAAGTGGTAAAAACGCAAACGATTTAAGAAGTTATCTCAAAGAATATGAAATTAAAACTGGCAGTAAACTAGACGTTATACTGGTTGACTATTTGGATCTTATGATGCCAATCAGTAGAAAAGTTTCTCCAAGTGATTTGTTTGTTAAAGATAAATTTGTATCTGAAGAATTAAGAAACTTATCAATGGAATTGAATGTTATCTTTGTTACAGCATCACAGTTGAATAGAGGTGCTGTTGAAGAAATTGAATTTGACCACAGTCATATATCGGGTGGGTTAAGTAAAATACAAACTGCTGACAATGTGTTTGGTATATTCACATCAAGAGCAATGCGAGAACGTGGTAGATATCAAATACAATTAATGAAAACAAGATCATCTAGCGGAGTTGGTCAAAAGATTGATTTAGAATTTGATGTAGACAGTTTGAGAATTAGAGATTTAGCAGAAGATGATTCAGGACAAAATTATGGTAGCAGTGGCAATAGTACCATATATAACTCATTGAAAAAAACTTCAACAGTTATAGATGATAATGCAACAGATTCATCTGAATCACAAGAAAAAGTTCCTAATCCTACAAAAGGACAATCGTTGCACAAAGCCGGTACAGATAATGCAGATCAAACAAAGTTGAGGGACTTTTTAAAGAACCTTGATGGCGATGAATAAACAATACAAAAGAATAGTAATTCCAAAAGGTTTAGATTTAGGAACCAGCAGACGTACTTGTACTCAGTTGGCAAACACAATTAGTGTAAGTTCTGGTTTAGAAATATTTTCAGATGTTGATCATATCCAACAAGGAGATTTGGTAATACTTGGTGGTGTTGGTGGACACGATGGTTTTCAAAAGTATCATGAGTCTTTTCAAGAAAAAAATATCGATTATGTGAATGTTGAAAAAGGATATTGTAATTGGTGGAAGCCGGTTTATTGGAGAGTTACATTCAACGAAAATCAAATCTCAGATATAAAAGGCGAATACACTAACGAACGATTTGCCAAATTTAAACTAAAAATAAAACAATGGCAAATGGGAGATCAAGTATACATAGTTGCTCCCAGTCAAAACGGGTTAGATGTGTATGGTATCAAACAAAATGTAGATCAATGGATAGAATCTACCACACAAGAAATTAAAAAACACACAAACAGACCAATTAAAGTTAGAAAGAAGATGCCTAAAAAAGCAAGAGGTTCAAGAGGTTTTTGTGATTCTTTAGAAAACATTTACTGCGTGATCAGTTTACACACCATGGCAATGACCGAAGCATTACGAGAAGGATGTCCTATAATCAGTCTTGTGCCAGGTTGTCTAAAAGATTACAGTGTAAACTCAATTGATAAGATTAACAATTTGTATTATCCAGAAAACAGACAACACTTGTTTAACTGTTTAACCAATTTACAATTCAACTCTGACGAATTGATAAACGGTTTTGCTTGGAACACTATGAGCAAACACTATGGAATCGATATCAAGAAAGCCTAGAGGCGGACAGCAAAATTCCGCGAAGCGGTAACGCAGAAATTTCAAATCCGCGTAGCGGTAAGCACAGCGAAATCGGTAAGCAATTTTAATCTATGATTTTTCTTTTGACGCCTCGTCTTTTGACATCAAGTGTGCTACAATGTATTCCACCATCCCAAAACAAATAATGTCTTTGTGGTACAACGTGGCAGTCTATGTGTAAGGACTTCAGTTTTGCAAACAGTTTAGGTATGTGTCTTGCAAACACAATGTTGTTTCTGTCTATCACCAACACATTGAGATCAAAGCAAACTTCTTGACTGTAACCTCTCCAATTCTCCAAGTACTTGTCTATCCAAGCCATGTCCATTTTGTTTTGTGCTTCTGCATAATCTTGTACATATCTGTCCATTTTTAGTTCAGGCAAACAGTCACTCACATCAATCAACTGTTTGTTGTGTAAGCATTCAGGCACCCATTCCTTGCCTGCGTGTATCACTGTGTCATCATCTATCATGATAAAGCCATGGTCAATGTGACCAAAGCCATTGAATTTTGTGCCGGCATTGTGATGAAATTTATACTCATTCAGTTCACGTTTGCACCATTCTAAACCTGATGCTGATCCCGGTCCTTCGTGATTAACAATGATGGCATCGCCTGCTTTGTACATAGTGGCAGTGTGCCACAACACTCTGTCCATCAATTTTTCTTTGTAGGTTTTGTCGTTCACAAACCAATCATCTTTGTTGTTCAAGTTCATCAACATGGGTGCTGGTTGGCTGATCCAACGATGACCTTGTTGAAACAACTGTTCAAATATTTTGTAATAACTCACAGAGTCAAAGTATCTATCTGTGTAACTGGTGTAGGTTTGTATCACAGTGTTGCCCATTACCAGCATGGCATCTCTAGGCACAACAGGTGCTATGGGAACCTGTATGTCAAACTCTGGCATGGTGATTGGATCATAGAATTTGTACACATCTGGACGCATCACTTCTATGTTGCCCTGTTTTAGAAAGTCAGCCAACTGATCCAAATCCTGTTTGGTTTCTTCCAGTATCTTATTGAATTGTGTTTTATCGTTGTACTGTGTCAACAAGTGATTCACTTGTTCAGGAGTGTATGTGTCTCCCACTATCACTGTCTCTAACGGATCGTATTCTGTGTAAATCATATGTTTAGATATTTTACGTGCATAAAACTTTGTAGGCTACGTCTTTTTACATCTGGTGTAACAACTTTAGTCACAGCATGATACAGGTCTTCATTGTTGATAATGAGTCTGTTGCCAATAGGTTCTATGTATTCACCTCTGTCTGCATTGTCTTGTTTGAATAGAAACAGTCCGCCGTCTTTGAAGTCCCATGTTTCATTGAGAAACAATGTCACACCCACATAATCTATTTCATCTTTGTCCCAATCTGTTAATCTATCCTTGTGAAAGGTGCTCACATATGGATATTTCATTTCATGATATCGCAGTGTGTGGTCGTGTCCTGTCAGTAACTCTTTGGTAAAATATCCGTGTTCAATCAACACATTAAAAAAGAAATCTTTGGTGTCATGATTTAGATAGAATAGATTACAATCATCTGTTTCATGATGATCCACTTCATCATCATATCTTTCGAATCGTCCACCGTGCTTTGTGATATCTTTTTCAATCAACTGATTCACAGTAGCCAACTGCTGTTCATTTAAAAAATTATCTTTTATAATCATTTGATCTGTTTCCTTAACACTTCAAAATATTCATATGAAGCATTGATGGGCACAATAAAAAATTTGTGATCATCGCCTCTCATCAAATCAAACAGTGTGCCAAACTGTCCCACTATGTTGTAGCCTGCTTCTTCAAATATTGACTTTGCTGTTGCCACAATGCTGTGATGCTGTGACATCAATTGTTCCTCGTGCAGGATATCAATATATTTAATGCAACTTAACACACCCGGCAAACTGTAATTGTATGTGAAGCCGTGTTCCCAATCAAACTCTTCAGGCAATACATCATCAATTTTTTTGTTGTACATAGTAATACTGAGAGGGAAAAATCCTGCTGTGATGGCTTTGCCCATAGTGAATATGTCTGGCTCAATAGGAGTTTGTTTCCAACCTGCAAAACTGCCAGTCTTTCCTCCGCCAATAAAAATATCATCCACAATCACAATTACACCTTGTTGTTGAATCTGTTTTATTTTGTCCCAAAATTCTTCTGTGTTGGGTCTTAACTGTTGTCCATAAGAACAAGTTTCCACCATCACACACATAACATCTTGCCAATCTACTGCATTGATATCAAAATCTCTTTTCATTCTAATCACTTGATCATATGGCTTTAGTGTGTAGAAAGGATCATTAAACAAACTGTCTCCCATGTTGTAATTTAAAAATGTAGATCCATGATAACTGTTTTCAAAGCACACAATCTTTGTGCGTTTGTGTTGTCCCACAAGTTTTTGATAAGCACTTGCAAGTTTTATGGCTCCTTCGTTGGCATCTGATCCACTCAATGCAAATATACTTTTGTAACCTGTCATAAGAAACAGTCTATCAGACAGTTCGTAACTGGGCTCATTCAAGTAAAGATTTTCATTCTGCACAATGCTTTCTGCTATTTCTGGTTTTACTTTGATATTATCATACACATAGTCTAGTATATCATGTCTATCAAATCCCAAAGTGAAACAACCATAATGCAACAACGGGTCTATAATTTTCTTTCCCTCATCAATGTAACCATATTGCCAATGTGGTTTTGCTACATTGGTTAATCTTTGTACACCTGGTATGAGTCCTTTTAATGATTTCATATAATTAATTATTGAATTTCAAATACCAATTGATCGTATGTGACGTCTGCACAATTTGTAAATTGTTTTTTAGATTCTAATGCAACTGTTATAGGTAAATCCATATCCACAAAGTTTTGAACAGAAACTTTTTTGGTATCTCCTTGGTGGAAAGTTTTATCTAGTTTATGTGTTTGATCATTCACTGTCAGTGTTACACCATATTCGTCAGTTAATTTTTCACTGCCTTCAACAAAATTCTTTCTATTAAAAGTTGTAGTACATATAGAACTATTGCTGTCAAACACAAAGTCTACTTCTGTTTTTTCTTTTGTATCACCAAATGAAATATCATAAATTAAATTAACAACATTTACACTGTCAGAATCAAACAAAATTTGATCACTCATTAACAACGGCAAGTTTTCTTCAGCATCGTTAATATTTTCAAACACAACTGCATCATTAATCATCACAGTTAAATTGTTTTTGTATTGGTGTTTTTCCAAACTAAAATATTGTTTGTTGTCTTCTTTCGGGCAACGTAAAGTAAAAATTTTATTCATGCTCTATGCTGTCTTTAAATTTTACCAAGGCTTCCTCAAAACTTAAATGATCTCCTGGTAATTTTAACAAAGTTAATGATAGTGTCCATCTGTCTTGTGTAGGATCTGGATTGTAGGTATTGTGTAGTTGACCAACATTCATTAAACTGGGTTTGTTGATTACTGCTTGATGAATTAACTCTACATTATTTTCATCTGCACTGTAACACTTGTAACATTCAATGTCTGGTTCTATTCCTGCTTCTTGAAAACTTTTATTAATTTGTGTTTCATCATGATTAATTTCAATGTACTCTTTATCTGATTTAAGTTTGTACCACTTGGTTGTGCTGGTTTCAGGACCCCAAGTAAAATTAAGTTTACAGGCATCTCGTTGTCCAGGAGGTATCACAGTATCATTATGAATTGGTATTGCTCCGCCGTTGGGTTTGGTATAAAAACCTTCAATAACATTAGATATTTTTAAATTGTATTGAGCAGTCCATTTAAACAATTCGTCTGGCAGTTCGGAAATATTCACGTATGTTATAAAATCATTTTCTAATGCTTTGCCAAAAGATTTGGGTTTGGGCATTGTAAATGGTAGTTTTATGTACCTATGATATATGTTGAAGTCCATGTATAAAAATATTTATAGACTGCTGAATTTAAAGGTTGTAGGTATGGTTCTGGTACTGATAGACACTTGTATGTCTCTACAAACAATGGCCCTTGTGCTGACGTGTATGACGTTTTAACAGGCGTTTATTAGGGCATTCTATCAGTCAATTATGCTGTCAAAATTATTGCTGTTGATATAATTAATAGTATGTCAAACGAAATTCAAAACAAAACAGTTAATCTTAAACAATGGCAAGATGGTAACGAACCGCCATTTAATCCAGAAATGGAAGTGGAAATAAAAGACTTTGTGGGTGTGTTCAAAAAAGCATTCACCAAAGAATGGTGTGACCATGCAATCAAATACTTTGATGAAATGACCAAGATGGGTTTTGGTAGATCAATTCAAGAAATATCAGGAGCACCAAGACACTTAAAAGATACACAAAATTTTAACACATCAAGATTGTATTCACAAGGCGAAAACTTGCTGAGCATTGTTGGAGTGCCTGGAGTACAAGATAAATTTTTAGATACTTTTTGGGCGTGTTACAATGGAATTTACAGACATCAATTTTCATCTTTACAAACAGAAGGTGCACCACAGATGGTGTATGAAATGAAGATACAGAGAACTGCACCTGGCGAAGGTTATCATGTTTGGCACTGGGAACAAAGTAGTAGATCCGACACAACAAGATTTATGGTCATACAAGTTTTCTTAAATGATGTGGAAGAGGGTGGCGAAACAGAAATGTTATACTACCCTAGAAGATTAAAAGCAGAAGCAGGAACATTGTTAATATTTCCTGGAAACTATACACATACGCATAGAGGCAACCAGCCTCTATCTGGACCGAAGTATACTATTAATACTTGGCTAGAATTCTAAGACTGGTTGCTTAATTAATTTAGATTATATTATTGTTCGAATGACCTTACAGCCTTCTCTACAATTTTTTCCATCTTGTTGTAAATTTTTATAAAAAAATTCTTAATTGATGTAATCACGAATGTGATTATTTGCTTGACTTTTTTCATAGCCTTTTCTCCCTTGTTTGTGTTTTTTAGTTTGCCTTTATAAACAAAACACTTTGTTTTGTTCTTTAGTATTTACATAAGTTTTTGTGAAATTTATCTGCTACTATTCTAAAGTTTACTGCGACATAAATGCATGAACAACTTTTTGTGCTAGTGTTTTCCATTCAGCAAGTTCGCCAATTTCTTGAACATGATGTGCTTTTGTTCCGTTGTGATAAGAACAACGAATTTGCATCATTCCTTTTTCGGGTCTTGCATCTGCTGTAACACCTATAGCAGTTTGACAGTTTCCGTTGACTAATTCTAACACATATCTTTCTGCCATTAATTCAATTGTGGGCCATTCTAATATCTGAGGATTCCATATATCTTTCATTTTAACATCGTCACTTCTTATCTGCACAACAACTTTGCCTTGTCCTGCCGCAGGTAAAAGTTCTGTTTCTGGTATCACAGTGTGTTGAACTTCAATGTTCAATCTATCTAATGCACACTTTGCCATAATGATTCCATCTACTTCTTGTTTGTTAACTAAATTTAATCTTGTTTGAATATTTCCTCTGATAGGTACAAAACGCAAATCTGATCTTTGATCTGCTAACATTTTTGCTCTACGTGGAGCACTTGTTCCTATTCTGTAACCGCTAGGAATAGAATCAAAATTTTCAAAAGGTCCAATCAACGCATCTCGTCTATCGCCTCTATCCCATACACAACCTAAAATTTCTGTGCCTTCTGCGATTTCAATTCCTACATCTTTAGCACTGTGAATTGCACAATCAATTTCACCTGAAAGTAATTTGTCTTCTATGGCAGAACAAAATATATGTTTGCCACCCATTTCATGAATAGGAGTTGTTTGATCTATATCGCCTTGACTTTTAATTTGAATTAGTTCATAAGGTTGAACCAAACCTGACGCGGCACCATCTGCCTGTCTTATGGCAAGAGGTGATCCTCTTGTACCAATTTGAAGCATGACTTCCTATGCTCTGCTCCAAGGAATAGGATTTCCAGATTGATCAACAACAAGGTCACCAGTGTCTTTGTATTGAGCAACCATTATGCCTTTACCTTTTCCTTCAGCAATATATCTACAAGGTTTAATTTCTCTTTCATTGTGTTGACGTGTCAAATGTTGAGTAATAATTCCTCTTGCTTTTACACCAGCCATGATTATTTTCCTTGTCCCACTTTAAATTTAAGACTGCGTTTTTTTGATTTATTCATTGAGCTCATTTTACATTTGTTCTTTCTTCCGGCTTGACTTGTCTTCTTCGGAGTACGTTCGTGAGCTACAAAATTTTTCGCTAGTTTTGCCATATTATTTTCCTGCTTGTTTTTTTACTTTTTTACTTTTTTTCTTTTCCGGATAGTTAGGACTTGCTAAGAAATCATACATAGCCGCATACATACCCGAGTCTCTGCCTGAGTCTTGCATTTGTGCTATTCTTTGAGCAGTTGTTTCTTTAAATTTTATTCTATGTTTGATTGCCATTATCTACTCATCGCCTTTTCTCTAGCCGCTTTTAAAGCCGCTCTTTTCTTTTCTATGATTGCCGCTTGTCTAATTTTTCTACCTATTGGTAATGTTTGTACTGTATAGAATTCCTCACCTTTTTTAGTGGTCCACTCTACTTCAACTTGATCTGCTTTAGTTCCACCTTGGAAACTTTTCACTGCTTTTTTGAAACTCATAGCAGTAATCTCTTTTACTTGATCTTCTGCTTCAGCAGTTTTATCAGTAAATTTAAATGTTCTTTCTTTAGGCATATGTTCTCCTTGTTCGATGTATTTATTAAATGGTACTATAATTCTACTGCTTGACATTCAAATTTATTTGTGTTATACTGATTTACATGAACGAAAAAACTTCACAAATTTTACAAAATTTAAAAAGCATAACTCAAAAAGAGCCGGTTGAGGAGAACACATCGGGCTCTATTGCCAGCAATTTGGACAATGACAGAATTTATAGCAACCTGCATAACGATATACATTTGATCAATAAGGATGGATCAAAATATAAAGGCAAGATATTCAAAAGAAGAATCACTTTGAAGGACATCGATGGCGGTAATTTCTTTGCCCATGCTTATGAAACTGACGATGGTAGATGGTTTGATAGAGGTGGATTGCCTTGTGCCAGACCTAAAATACTAGCCAAACAATCAGACACAGAAGTTGATTCTGTTGATAATACAGCAGAATGATATCAGAAGCACAGTATAAAGATATGCCTGAATATTGGGACTATCAACGCAAGATAGCATTCAATAAAGAAAAGTGTATGAAGGCTTGCGAAAAAATTATGGAACACTTTGGCGACATAGAAGAAGGCAAAGATGCAGATGATATGTTCCAAACCACATGGCATCAGATTGATCCAGAAGACTATGAAGAGGTGCCATACGATTGGGTACCAAAAGACCCAGAACTGCGTTTAGCCTACGAAATGTAGTCATTATGTGTTTTATGCATGACAGTTATGCTAAATACAAATACGTTCAGGCATCAGCCCGGAAGTAGGATATATCCGAAGGAACGCACCTAACTTTAAAAAGGAGGGTGATATGATAGACAGATTCACTCATTTATTTAAAAAACGATCCGAAGAGAGTGCTTTGCTTAAAAAAGCAAAAGCCATGTTCTCGTCAAGAGGTGAAGTTGAAGTAAATGGAAATGGAACAAGTGGATACAGA